CTACATCAGCTTCTTCACCGAGATAAATCTTTGCACCGGGTTCAAAATTAAACTCTTGAACATCGCCTTTGATTTTCATAACCGGATAAGCAATCTGGTCAAAGACATCCGCCTTAAGATTTTCAAGATGGTCGATGCGGTATTGCATACCAACAAGGTTATCTAGCGGACCCATGGCATACAGGTTATCAGGGCGCTCTCTCCAACCAACCGTAAAGATAGGAGCAGTACCAGCCCAAGAAGGATTCTCTACATTGTTAAGAATGTAAGCTCTGTCTACAACAGTGATAACTCTATCCCGCATAAGCTTGGAAGATTCATAGTCGTAGATATCACCATAGAAGGTTAGAATCTCAACATAGTTGGAGTCATAGTATTGTTGAATGGAACTAAAGCCATCAGCAATAAAGCCTTCCGATTTATCCCAAGTATTGCCACCATTACGGACAGCGGCACGAGCATTAACCATTTTGCCAAAGACTTGAGCCATATAAGCGTCTTCAGGATTGTCTTCAACCATCTTGGCTACTTCACCCATGGTCAAGATGCTTTTGATGATCTTGGGAGACTTCTCAAAGCTTTCAGCAACAGGATTAAAGACAATGTCGTAGGGGCTGATACGGACCATTCTGGGGCCAATATAGCTTAGAACAGTTTGACCGTCTTCTTTAATTCTATAGGTCTTCTCAAACTTTACAGTAGCAAAACAGTTACCAGTCTGAATCCAGTCTTGTAAAAGAGCAGAGGCAGTACTGATAAAGTTAGACTGTCTTAGTTTGTTATCCATGTATTCTTGGATAATACCAGCCTTACGAGCATAAGCAGAGCTTTTATCCAGAGCCTCCCAGCGCATCCATTTGTTTTGAGGGAATAAGGTAGCCATGTAGTTAGCATGAAGGTTATCTGCGATCTGAGTAAGCTTAGGAATAGTGGTAGTGTTAGACCACGGTAAAATAGCATTAGAGGTAGTCAGAGTGGACGTAGCATAAAGGTAATTACGTAACTCCTTACGACCTTCAATCCACGGTCTACGAAGCATATCCCACTCACGATAGCGGTTACCAATCTCGCAGGCGAGTAGGTCAGGAGATACAACTGTGGTAAAGTCTAAGGTTGATCCAGCCATTATGCTGCGTTAATTCCTCTAAATTTATGTTGGGACCATACAATATTGCTAGTGCTAGTGTTACCAATCATCTTGGTAGGTTTAATTGCAATATCAATAGCCGAAGCAAGAGCATCAATAAGATCGTCGTGAGCAGGGTTTCTAGTTGCTAGCTCTTCTTCTAGTGTTTGACACTCCCCACCTTTGTAATGAAGAATAGAGAGGTTGTCATAACGAGGCTCTAGGGTAGCAAAGATTCGTTCCTGCTTAGTCTTAGCCTGAGGGCGATATTCGTCAATAGAAACTGAGATACCGTTTTCTCTAATTAAGTCTTTTAGTTGTCTGACGATAACGGATTGAGCAACGGTAACTTCTGCTCTAAGCTTTTTAAATCCCCATTTATTCGATAAGACAAGTATGTGTTCAAAATACTCAGAAATACGATCAGTACGAAAGCGGTCAATGTCCAAGACGTAAATCCTGTTTTCACTGTCGATGCCCACAACTACAATTGCGGTGTAGTCGGCCTTCTTTGAGAGACTAAAGGCAAAGTCTACAGCGGCAAATACATTCAAACGGTTTCCTTTAAAATACCAATAACCATTCTCTTGTTTAAGGAATTTACGTTCGTAATATTGAAACTTGTCTCTCGAAACAGGGATATCATCAGGATCAGAGGGGTCATTGTAATACTGTGCTCTGAACTGACCACGGTCAAGATACTGACCACGCTTCTTGGCAAGGATGTGGATATCGAAACCAAACCACTTACCGTCTTTACGTTGTTGGCGAGGCCAAAGAAACTCACCGGTACCGTCACCACGAGATTCTACAGCTTTCTCGTAAATCTCATAGATGTTGGTGGTAGAAGTCTTTATGCCTTCGTCGTCGTAGACATCCTGAACCATACTCAAAAGATCATTATAAAGGTCTTTAGGATGATACCTAGTGCCTACAACCCACTCTCTGGCATTAGCACCTTCAATAGAAGACAGAAGAGAATATTGGCTTTTAACCTTGTCCCTACCTTCTTTAGAGTAGGCATTCTCGTATACCACTACGTCATCCATTACAGCGATATCGCAGTGCATACCAGTAATGCCGGTAGTTAGACCTGCGGTAAAGATAGAGGGGTCTCTAACCTTTTCCTGTTCCCGTTTAGGATGGTCAAGCATAATCTCGGAGGTAGTCCAACGCTTACGCTTACCTTCGTCCTTATTTACATGGTCAGGCCAGTAACGTCTATAGATATCACTAGTAAAGATGGTCTTCATAAAGCTTAACTGCTTCTCAGCAAGGTTAGCAGTAGCAGAGATATAAAGAACTCTTAGAGTAGGGTCTTTGGTTAATTCCCAGACAACTCTATAAGCAATAAGACGAGACTTCTGGTGGTCTCTAGGAAACAGTAGAAGCTGATGAGATTTCTGGTCTTGTCTAGTCCACCAAGCAATAACGTCTTCGTGGCATTGCCCAAGGACTTGCTCAGGAGCAATCAGTTTAATAAAGAACAGTAGATCAGCTTCCGCTGCTTCTTTGATTTCTTGTGCAGTAGACATTTAAAGAATAGCTGTCCAACCAGTGTTACCTGAACCAGAGGTTTTAAAATAAAGACGAGTACCAACGCCACCATCTTCTCTCCAGAAACGAGAGCCAACGGTAGCAGTAACAACACCTTCAGGGGTACCTGTACCACTAGTTTCAAGAGTGGCAGCAGCACCGTATTTAACCTGAGACGTAGCAAGACCAGTGCTATCTACAGTAACTATAGAAGTATGACCAGTAAAAAGAGCTAAGCTATTAGCACTATGGTCATAAGCAATACGGCCAACTGAGGCACTGGACGTATCCGCAAAATAAATATTGCCGGTTGCTGTGTCCGGGGTTTGAATGCTAATACCCGCATTAGTAGAAGAGTTTGCAACTACCAGATCATCAGCAGCAGTAGCTGGGGTAATGATGGGGCGACCAATACGGACGTTACCGGCAATTTCCTGAATACCAGCATTGTTACCAAGAACAGTAATCTCAGAACCACCACTACCACTATAGGTAAAATGACTTACCGGAGTAAGTGCGGTAGGCATAGTGTTAGCGATAACCTGAAGGTTAATAATGTTAGCAGCGGTCTTGACAGCCACAGTGGTAACCGTAGGAGCGTCAGTAACACGCTTACCAAAGGTATTCGAGACAACCCTACATTTCTCAATAGCGGTCTGAATAGCACCATCACAAGACGCAGCAACACCACCACCATAGGTATAAGTACCGAAGCCAGTAGAGTCAACATTTACAGTAATAGTGGTATCAGTAACAGCAGTAATGGTAGGGGTAAGACCATTCATACCGGTCATACCTTTAACACCTTCAATCTTTACAACCTGACCAACAGTAAGGCCATGGGGGGTGGTAAAGGTAATAACAGCAGAGGTAGCTTTGGTGATATCACTTACGTAGATAAGGTCTTCGTTGATATCGCAATCTTCCCAAGAAAACTCTTGAGTAGTCCCAGTAGAGGTAGGAGCAGGGATATCGGCCATTCTACCGCCAGCGTAGTGCAGGGCAGAACCAATGAAGTGAACTTTTTCAATAAGACACTTGGTAGAAGTGTTGCTTACTTCAAGAAGCTTACCGCCGAGGGAGCGGAAATAGCAACGAATAAAAGACCAGTGTCTAGCCCAGTTAGTCGTAGTACCTGTAGCAGTGATTCTGATGTTAGCTTTACGACAACGGTCAATAACAGTGTCAACAACCCAAAGGTTGGTAAGAGCACCGTTAGACAGGTCACAGTCAAAACCGTAGTCTTCACCGTTAGCCCAGCAAGCAACGCCAGAGATACGGAGAGTATCAATACCGTCCAACGGGGCAATACGCCAGATAGCCTTGCCAGAGTTTAGTGTTTGAGATGACGTAATCTGGAGAGATTCGACTCGGAAGTCAGTGCCTCTATAGATTTCCCAAGTATGGATGTTTCGATCAGCACGGAAGCTACCTGTACCGTTAGCAATACGAATACGAGGGCAATTAGCAGTCTCTCCCATTTTAAGGATGCCCGGAACTTTGGAAAGATCAAAGTCCATAATATAGATAGAGGACGCATTATCAATCACAAAAGCATGGTAAGCAGAAGTAGCATCATTCAAACATTCAAACCTACCATTAGCAAAGATAACTCTAGAAGTAATAGAGCCTAGGGGATCGCCAACAGTAATAAAGGTGGATTCACCAGAATCTACAGTATACCGAAGTCTGGCGTTATTAAAGTTGATAATAGCATCAGAGAGAGTAATAGCAGGAGGTTTATCTACGATGTTATAGGTTCTGCTCTCAAACTGACAGGCGCGGATATCACCACTGTTAACCACAGCATAGGCAGCAGCAATCTTGTCATCATCGTCTCCCGAGAAATGGTCAGGAGACACATAACTACCAACCACTTTAAGCTTGATACCACCAGCAGTAACAAGGTGTTGGTCAGTAGCAGCAGAGGCTAAGACAATATAGGAATAGCCTTCTTCTCTGGTTCTTACGTAGTCACCAGTATTTACAACAACCTTACCGGTACCAGCGGTATAGGACAGGACGGTATCAGCGGCTACGGCATCAGCATTGTTAAGCCACGGGCCTTCAAGGAGGGAAGCTTGAGCATAGGCGGTCTCTGCTCTGTCAGCAGCATCCTCTGCTCTTTCCAAGACACCAGAGACGTTAGTTCCATCAATAGTGATATCATCAGCAGAAAGAAGACCAACGTTAAGTAGGTCATTACCATTAAGGTCAAGGTCAGCACCCATGCTGTTAGGAGTGGAGCCGTCAAGGGAAAGGGTGTTCCCAAACGATGCTTCAATAGCATCAAAGGCTGCATTCAGTTGTGCAGCAGAGTAGTGGGTGGCAGTGATGCTGGGTAGCGTAGGGGCCTTAGCCATTAGTTTAAGATTCCTTGTTCTTTCAGTCTTTCAATGTCTTCTTGGATTTGTTTGTCTTGGAAGGCTTCTTCAGTAGTAGCACGAGACTTGGCTTTTTGTCTTTTCTTTTCTGCTGCCGTAGGGCCACCTTTCCACGGTTCTTCAAGGAGGTACTTAGCAGCATTCCAATTCTCTTCTGCTGATTTAATAATAGTCTTAAATGCTTTTCTTTTACGTTTAATCTCTACTTCTTCTTTCCAGAGTTCCAATTCTTCTCTGAAGAAAGAGGCGTTAGATAGAACTTTCCAGAAATAATAATCTCCAAAGACTTCATCTACAAAGGTGGCTTCAGAGGGATCGTCTAGGGTTAGGCTTACGTAAAGGTCTGCAAGAGGAATCTTGCCTTCAGTCTTTGTTTGTCTGCTCATGCAGAAGACTGCTTTGTGGTTCCACTCGCTAAAGATATTCCTGGGGTAAGGAACATTCTGTTCAGTGTATAGTTGGTCACGAGTGAGTATAGGCATGGTTCTCCCTATTAAATGGTTAATTGTAATTATATAGTAAAATGAAAGACAAGTCAATACTTATTTTAAAAATAAAGACAGAAACTTATATATAGTATACTTTAAGTGTTCTTATTGTAATAAAGACAATAAATATAATCTTAGCTATGTAATAGCTTATTGTAATAATAAGAAACAAAGGAGTGCTTAAAGTATACCTTAAGGGGCTTAGAGTGTACTTATAGTATATATAATACTAAGAGGGGCTTTGTCAAGTAGGGTATGGAAATTTTCTTAGAAAATCTTAAAGGGTGTTATCTCTGATAGAGACCACCCCCCATCCCCCCTTGTACCCCCTTCGTTCTTTTCCTCGTGTGGGCCTGTTTCAATGTGAACAGATATTCGGAAATAAAACACCATGTACACCACTCTGAGCACATAAACCTTTGATCTATGTGTCATTTATAACTTTAGTTTATGTGTAAGCGCCTGCTTATTCCCGACTAATACACTCATGTATTCATATTCATACCCATGCATGTCTTTGGGGTATTCTGATACCCTACCCTATAGCGGCCCTGGAATGCCCCTTGCAGCGCCTCTGACCCTTTCAGCTACCTAGGGTCAAAAAACTTCAACTTGACAGGTCTACGGCGAAATCCGGTTTTTCCTATGCAATGCTGCCCCTGCAAACGCTATATCTTGTGTCTTTAGCTGCATTGCAGCATCACATTATTTCAGACTGTTTTACTTTCCTGTAACAATGCGTTACTGGTGCACAGTTTTTAGGCAGATCAACTTTTGTTACAGCCCATATTATTCACTTGTTTGAATATGTCTTTTGCCTGTTGTGCAATTATGCGCACGAATCACCCTATTGTGCATCTGTGCACACCGGGTCGCCCTGGTTGTTCACGTTAGCGCTAACGGTAATTCCTGATAACTTCTATCATCTTTAGACTTCGACCCTTCCAGCCGACCCCATACTTTGGCATGGTTTATGCATCATGCGCGTCTTTTCCTTTAAGATCAAAAGAAGATTGGTATTAGATTGGTATTGTGCGCCTATGCACAAGGGGTATAGCATTTTTGCACATAAATTCCCTTTGCCTTGGAGCTTGGTTTATGGGACAAGGGGCTGTGCCGGACTAACAGGCACAGGGCAGACCGCGCCTGGCGGTCCCTGGTGGCGAGGTAGCGCCAAGGATAGATGGGTCTGGCAGTTAACGCTGTCTATCCCGTGGGTCAGACAAGCCCACTACACATAAGCCAAGGATCAACTGCTTTTGATGGTGGTTGGCACAAGGAAAGCCAAAGGCCAACAGCCTTTGCGTTTGAATTGCGGCGGGGGAAGTTTCGATACCCCGACCTTAGCTAGAAAGCAACCAAAGCAAAGGCGAAGCGCGCGGCTTGGTTGTTAGTAAAGCTAGGTTATAGGCCGCAAGGATGGTGCAAAGTGTCAAGGGGATAGGCGATTACTTGGAAGAGGTGCGAAAGCTTACTCTACTTGGCGAGATGGTTGAAAGAAAGCTAGTGCATAGCTTGGCAACCTGTGAAAGCCCGTAGCAATCGGCCTTGTTTCCAAGGCTTAGGAATTGTGAGGCTCTAGCAGATCAAGTGAAAGCTAGTGAGTAAGTCAGCCAGATATACAGGTAGCCTATAGGCTATCTCTGTATCTGACTGGGAGTAATCCAATGGTTAGCAAGAAAGCAAAGGCAAGGCTGAATGCCTCTGTCATGCAACGGTTCCCGCAAGGGAAAACTAAGGGCGATGCTTTGGGTAAGACTATCTGTCTCGGGCAGTCTTTCCGCGCGCTGAACCCTGTCACGTCATCAATCCCAAACCCGAAAGGTAGGAACAAATGAAAATCACTGTCATTGCATCGGGGAAACTTGATGCTTCTATCTCTGCCTTTGCTTTGTCTGTTGGCAAGGTGAAGGATACTGCCCAACGCATCTGCGTCAGCATCCTTGCAGATTTGCGTGATCACGGCGACAAACCCACCGCTGTTAAGCGTGCCAATGCCTTGGTCAATGCGATGGGTAAGGGTATGCGTGCCAAGTCCATGTTGGCATGGTTTGAGCAGAACAGCCCCATGGTTTTCAATAAGGAAACCAAGGCGTTGGTATCCGGCTTCTCTGCCATGTCTCCGGTCAAGGACCATAGAAAGATCGTCCCGAACCATGCCCTTGCCGCCTTGCCGTGGGAAGAAGCGGCGGTGGAAAAGGATTACGTTCCTCTCGCCGATTGGAACGCGGCTCTAAAAGCCCTTGTTGCCAAGGCTAAGACTGACCTTGAAAAGATGGGCGACAAGTCCAAGGTCAACAAGGAACAACTGGCAATGCTGGAACGTATGGCAGGAGTTGTTACCTCAGATAACGTTCCGCACTAAGGCAGACTAACTTTCTACCTTGAAGGCTAAGGGGAAACCTTTAGCCTTCTTTTTCTATTGCTCTTCCTGAAGCGCTTCAGCCTTCTAGGCTAATTAACTACCATCATCACCCAAGCATCATCACCCAAGGAAGGATAAGATGAAAGCTTTTGCTCTGTATCGCAAATATCTCTACGGAAACAAGCTTATCGCCATTGTCGAAGGCGAAAGCAATGCGCAAACTTTGTGTGAGAAGTGGAATTGCGAGAAGAAACTGATTTCTGCAAAGCTTTGGGCTGAGTTGCAAGAGAAACTGTAACAATTCGTGAGATAAGGTCTAACTTCTATAATCAGTGGGAACGAAAAAACCAAGGACAAAGAGCAATAGAAATGGAAGGCTAATTAACTACCATCATCATCCAAGGAAGGATACGCAAATGGGACTCGAA